ATTTGTAAATCACCAGCAGTATTTCTAGCAGAAGATGTCCAAGTAGTATTATCTTCTCTATCAGACCAAGCTATCTTACGAGGATCGCCACCAGAACCTATAGCTATCAAATGTCTTTCATTACTCACAATAACTGCTTGACACCCAGTTGGTGCGTTGGTTACTGCGGTAGCTATCGTATCTGGACTGCCACTACCAGCATCAGGTCGCCATTGATATATTTTGCCATCGCCTGCAAAACAAAATATTAAGTGTTCACCCCAGTTGGCAAATGAAAAACTTTTAGTGTCAAAGTTTATTCCAGAGGTGCTTCTAGCATCTCCCCAATCTTCTACGCCATAATGAAAAGCACCATAACCAGTTGAAGTAATAACATCATCGCCAATAAAACCAGAGGGCGTAATGTCATACCAAACATTATTATATAAAACATTTATTCCAGCTCTAGTACCAATAGCTAAGACTTCTTCACCATCATTGGTTTTATAAGAATACATACCTATTGGAACTGCTGGCTGAATAACTCTTGATGCAGCAGAAGTTGCAGCAGATGTACCAGTACCAGTTGTAGCGACAGTAAATGTCGTGGTTGAAGGTACAGTTGCTACTGTAAAAGTTGTATTGATTTGATTAGCAGTAATACCGCCTGTAGCTGCAAAATCTTCTAAAACAACTGTATCGCCAACAAGTAAGTTATGCACCACAGTTGTAGTTACAGTTATGTTTGCGCTTGATGATGCGGTTGTAACTGTACCGCTAAAAAATGTACCGACTGGATTTTGTCTAAAAAATGTCCAACCACCTAAAGGTTTTAGATAACCATTTTCAAAACGTACTAAATCACCATCAACAAAACGACCTTTGTTGGCATAGTCTGTGCCATTTTTTATTATTCCTGCTGGGGGTGTTATTTGTACTAAAGCCATGATGCTACTTCTAGCTCGCTCTGTACCACATATAAACTGTAAAGTGAGCTTGTGTTGTATCTACTGTATCAGAGCCACTACCGCTTACTGAAATAGTTGGACTGCTGGTTGGATTTGCCGTGTAATAATTTCCTGTATCTGGATCACCAGAAAAATTGTCTGCATTTCCAGAAGAATTAAAGCTACCACTTACTGCGCCTGTAAAAAAGTCAATGGTAGAGCCAGAGCCAGATCTAGTTCCATCGTACCATTGATGAACATGATTAGGCAAAGTTCCTGTAGAAGTTATTGATATTGAAACTGTTTTAGAAGAACTACCAGCATTTTGACCACCTGTGCCACTTGTTATGGCTTGTAAAACTCTACCTGATCCTATTGATACCCAAGTACCTATGCCAAATAAAGTTGCTGGATTGGTATTTACAGTTGCTACATAAACAGAACCAACAGGATAAATTTTACTAAAAATATCTGTACCACTAATACTTACTCCAGAGAAATTACCTGTACTGGCAGAATTAGCACCAATAGCTGTGCCATCTATTGCACCGCCATTTATATCTACTGAAGAAGAAGTTAAGGTACTAAAAGTACCTGGAGCTGCTGTGCTTGCACCAATCGTGGTGTTGTCAATCGCTCCGCCTTCACAATCAATCGTACCATTTACATCTAAAGTGCCACCGACTGTAAGAGTTTTGCCAGAGCCTACGTTAAGGCCTACTGACGTACCATCACCAGCAGAGTTAAAAATACCATCGACAGCATCAAGATCTGTATTGATTTTGCCACCCCAAGTATTTGTAGAAGCTCCTACCTCTGGTTTGGTTAAGTTTAAATTAGTAGTAAATGTATCTGCCATAATCAGAAATTATATATTATTTTAACCACCTATAGTTTTTGTTTGCACTACAGGATTTACTAATTCGTCAATCTGAGCATCAAGACCAGCTTTCATATTAGTAACTGCTTCTTCGCCCATAGCTGCTTCAACCCAACCTTGTACATCACTTGCAGTCAAATCTGCAAAAGCTGTAAAGTCTGATAAGTCAGAAGTATTTAAAGACTGTGTACCATATACTGAAGCAGTAGCAGGTACATCATTACCTTGCATATCTTTAAAAGTATTAGCATCATCTTCAGCGTTTAACCGCCAATGCACATTAAAGACAGTATCAGCGTTGCCATCTATTTCTTTAACGTCTACAGTTTTGACATCCCATGTATAGTTAATTGCCATTTTTTACCTCGTTAATTTGTGTTTGTAAATCTTCTATTATAGCTTGTTGTTCTTGGATTGCTTTAATTAAAATAGGAGTTAGTTTTTGATAATCTAAAGCATAGTCTGATTGGTTTTCATCATCTTTAGGTTCGTGTTGTAACAACCAAGTACTATTTTTTTCAACGCCTTCTTCTTCCAATGCTTGTTCTAAGTCTTGTGCTATAAGACCATACATTTTAGGACAATCCTCTGAATCAATTTTGTAGTTGTATTGACTAGGTTTTAACTTAGTAACTAAATTTAAACCTAAATCTAAATCAGATATATCTCTTTTAAAATTTCTGTCAGAAGGTAAATTGTTGGCATTTGTACTTATCGTTCCAACACTTGAGCCATTTAAATAAAATCCAAGAATAACTCCATGAGATGTTGTTCTATTTAAATCCATTACATTATCGGCACTAACAGTATGCAAACTCCTACCTGTAGATTGTTGTATTTGTATTCCAGCGGTACTAAATGTATCAACTGTTTTGCATAAAAGAATGTCGCCATTAGTACCTCTAATTCTCATTCTTTCTGAACCTGCTGTGCCAAAAGTCATTTCTCCTGCATTTACTCCAGCAGCATTTCTGTAGGCTCTTATCCATGTAGGCGGTGTATAATTGTCAGTAGTTGTGTTTATAAAACTAAGCTGACTATAAGTACCAGCGGTTGTGCTACTTCTTTGTATTGTCAGTCCTGAACCATCAACTGTTGTTTCAATATGTAATAAATTAGCTGGTGCATTAGTTCCAATACCGACATTACCAGCAGAAGAAATTCTGATTCTTTCTGAGCTATTTGTTTCAAAAGTAAGATCAGAACTAGCTACGCCTATACCGCCAACTACTGTGCTATCATTTCTAAAATCTATAACAGTTCCATCAGAAGAGAGTCTGTTAAAACTAGCTACTAAAGTACCACTTCTTGTTGCGTAAAAAAATCCTGAAGAACCTAAACCAATACCAGCATTATCATTATTGTAGGATGTAGCACCAACCATAACATTCTCGCTACTATCAATAGTAATAGCTGTAGCATTACTACTATCAACAATGCCTGGGGTACTTGATAGTTCTACAGGTATTTTAGTTGTCATTAATCACCTAAAGTAGGTTGTGCATCTTTCATTTCTTGATAAGCGGTTTTGACCTCATCAGTCCATGTTGCATTACAGATAGCTTGAACTTTTGCATCTTCGCCAGATATGTCTGTATCTTCCCAAGTGTCATCATTTTTAACACTTGGTTCTAAGACATGCCTATGAAAAGAACGATTAAGTTCATTACCATCTTCCATAATTTTTGTAGCAGTTCTTACTTGTACTTGACCCATTTCAAGTACTTCAATTTTATCTACTACTATTTCTTTTGTTATTGCCATTTTTTACCTCTTTGATCCGTACCTAGCATCCACTAGATATATTGTTTAAAAAATTCTTTACCCATGTCTGTAAATTAAACTAATTAGTATGTTTTGTGTGCTGCCTAAGTCACTATGTCGGACAACAGCATAACCTGCACCACTAAAATAAACGTTACCACTATAGTAAAAGAACATAGTCTTTTGTGAAAAATTTCCCCAACCTGTTCCAATATGTGATTCCGTTGTACCTACAGAGTAAGGTAGTCCGCCTAAAATAAAATAATTAGTACTACTGGTATCTGAAAAACCTGTAATTCTTGTTTGAGCAAAAACCATATCTCCTATCTTGGTATATTCAGATGAATTTGCGACAGTACTAATTATGCCTGTACTGACAGTAGGAGTCCAAGTGCCTTCTTCATAATCATCTAAGGCGTTTGCTGCTGCGCTATCTGAGCCAAACTTTAAGCCATGAGCATCTAATCTGACTACTGTAGCACCATTAGCACCGATGAACATAGCTTCGTTTAAATGGCTATATTGTACAAAACCTCTATATGCTTCAACGCCAGAAGTTCCATCTGCCATGGCTATAGTGCCATTTGAGTTACTTGCACTTACTATAGTGAGTCCAGAATTAGCACCGCTTGGCGCTGAGATTGCTAAGGGAGTACCAAAAGTATAATTTTCTGGTGTTGTTACACCTACCCCCACCTTCTCATCACTTGTAATGGTAATAGCAGTAGCATCAGAACTGTCTGATACACCTGTGTTTAATAAATTTCTTGATACTTTTGTGATCGCCATTATTCTATTTTACCCTCTAATTCTTCTACTTTTGCTGATAATTCTTGGACTGAGTTAATAAGAATCGGTATTAATTTTGTATAGTCCAAACTATAATCTGACTGATTTTCATCATCTTTAGGTTCATGTTGTAACAACCAAGTGCTGTTCTTTTCTATGCCAACCTCTGTTAAAGATTCTTCTAAGTCTTGTGCTATAAGCCCATACATTATAGGAGAATCTTCATCGCTAATTTTATAACAAAACTGACTTGGCTTTAATTTATTCACTAAATCCAAACCTAAATTTAAATCAGATATATCTCTTTTAAAGTTTCTATCAGAAGGTAATGAATTTGCATTAGTAGAAATAGAGCCTACAGATACGCCATCTTTGTAAAATACAGTAATTGTTCCGTCGCTTCCTTTACGATTAAATGCGGTCACTTGACCTTCAGAAGCTCCACGAATTAAACCATTACTTGCTATACTTCCTCCTACTACATTGTAATTCATTGATGTTTGTCCTACCATAAAATTACCAGAAGCATCAATAGTCATATCATAACTTGCAGATTGGTTTCCAGAACCAGATGCGGTTCTTCTAAAATAAACAGCATTACTAGCTATTTGTATAAATTTAGATCCATAACCAGTGTCAATATTAGAGTAGTTACTACCATTCCACTCTATATTATGTCCAAGAATCGTGCCTACAGAAGTTCGTGTTTTACTTAAAGCACCACCGCTAGTAAAGCGAACAGCTTCTGTTCCATCGTTTGTATGAAGAGATAAATAATTAGAACTATGGTCATATTGAACAGAACCTGGGTATCTTGCTGTTCCAGAAGTGCCGTCTGCAAAAGCTAAATAACCTTTACTTGAAGTGCCACTTACAAGAGATATAGTTGAATTACCAGATGTATTAGCAACAACTAATTTTGCAGGGTCGTTAAAGGCATAAGAATTAGGTGTTGTAGTGCCAATTCCTAATTCTCCTGCATCTCTGGTTAAAGTAATTCTATCAGTTACAGTAGTTTGCGAACCTGATTTTATTCTTAACGTATTATCAGAACCATTAAGTTTTATTCTGTAACCATAAACGCCTGTTTGTCCAAAAGTATTTGTAGCACTAGCATAACTTGGTTGTTTTTCTATTAAATCTAGAGCTGCTCCATCGGTAGGATTACTGTCGCTATAATTAGCTACTTCTACTACAGGAAAAGTTGCTGATTGAACATTAAGTAATTGACTTGGATCAGATGTGCCAATCCCAACTTTGCCTGCATTAGTAATTATCATTCTTTCACTACCAGCAGTATCAAATCTAATTTTATCTTCATCAGCAGATTCTTCTAATTGTATTTTGGTATCACCATCTGCATCTTGAAAAGTAGCCAATGCAACATTTACAAAAGTTATACATTCAACAGCACTACCATTTGGCGGTGCTTCAGAAAAGGTAAGTGTGCTACCAGATACCGAATAAGTTGATTTATGTTGCACAACACCATCAATAGTTACAAAGGTTTGATTTTCAGAAGCAGGCGTAGTTGATAACGCAAGCGTGGTATCTGATCCATCGCCTGTCATAGTGTCTATGACTGGTGCAGTACCTACAATACCACCTTCTATAATAAAGACTTCTATTAGCCTGGTATTAACTGGTGCTGTAGCAAAAGTTAAAGTAGTTCCAGATACGCTATAAACATTATCTGCTTGATAGGCTGCATCAATAAAAACAATAAGATTATCTTCATTAGATACAGACTTAGATAAAGTAAAAGCAGTTGTTGAACCATCACCTGTAAATGTATTTTTTGTAAATGACGATGAGCTACCGCCACTACCACTTGCTGTAGAAGCAAAAGTAATAGTATCTGTAGAAGCATTGGTTGTTATTGTCATGTTAGATCCAGCTACAAGAGTCAAAGTATCTGTGCCTGAATCTGCTACTACGTTAGATTGTCCACTTACAGCTATTGTTTCAAATGAGTTTGAAGCACTACCTGAGTTTGTTATTGTTAAAGTATCAGTACTAGCGTTGGTAGTAAGTGTAATACCACTACCTGCTGCTACTGTTAAAGTGTCGGTTGCACTATCAGCAACGATATTATCTTGGCCACTTACTGAAATGGTTTTAAAGGCTTCGGTAACTGTACCGCTACCACCACCTGAAGCTGCAATAGTAAGCGTGTTTCCTGCATCGTCATAAGTAAGTGTTATGTTTGAACCAGCAACTAATAAAGCATTTACACGATCATCAACTCTTTCATTAGTAAAATATAAATTACTAGAGCCTTCACCAATATTATCTGTGTCTAAAGTTAAACTGCCACCCAAAGTTAAAGTTTGTGAATTAAGAGTTGCAGAAGAATTAGCTAGTTTTGCATTAGCGATTGAACCAGCAAGCATAGTATTTGTTACTGTTCCAGAATCACCTGTACCAACTAAACTACCTGTACTTGCAGGTAAAGTTAAAGTTACGTTACCACTAAATGCTGAGTGAGCTGGTGCTTGTAATCTTGCATAATGAGCATTGGAAGATTCACAATAAAAATCTACTCTTGATTGTGTACCACCATTTTTAATTGAAATAGCACCTTGTTGAATATTGACACCATTAGTACCAGCAACTTGAACACTACCAAAATTTACAGTAGAGCCAGAAGAACCAAACAGTCCATCAATAGTATCTAAGTTGGAGTTTAAAGAAATACCCCAAGTATCTTCGGCTGCTCCTGGTTCTGGCTTAGTAAGGTTTAAGTTCGTTGTAAATGTATCTGCCATGTTATGCTACTTCTTGTTCGTCTAAATCTGTCCAGGTAGTTGTCGGATTTGTTTGGTTTGTCCAAGTATCACTTGCCACAGTTTGTTCTGTCCAAGTATCTGCTGCAACTATTTGGTCTGTCCATTTTAACCCACCAATAGAACTAAAACTAGAGATTGCTTCAATGGTAGCAGCACCACGATCTATTTGTGTACCTATGGAAGTAAAACCAGAAGTACCAACAATAGTTACTGTAGCAGTATGTACTTGACGACCTATAGAACTAAATGCAGAAACACCAGTTATGGTTGCGCTACCAGCATCAATTTGTGTACCTACAGAACTAAACGCAGATACAGCTTGAACTGTTGCTGTACCTAAATCTATCTGTGTACCTATTGAGCTAAAGCCACTTGTACCAGAAATAGTACTAGAGCCATCAACAACAAAAACTGAGGTCGCACTAGCACCGCTAACGCCAGCTATTGTGGCTTCAGCTTGGTGTGCTAATTCGTTATATTTGGATCTACTGTAGTAACCCTGATTATAGCCGATACTGGCCATGATGTTACGCCAGCGTTATATCAAGATCTCCAGCATTGAATCTAAAAACATCCCCACTACTTACGACCTTTGAGGAATCTAAAGTAGAGTAAGCTAATAAATTACCGCCTGAAGAAGCATCTAAAATGCCAACAGCAACAACAGTTCCATAGTTAGCTGTAGCTGTAGGATATTCAATAGCTGCTGTGTTACTTGCAGTTGTAGGGTTTGTACCAGAAACAGTAAATGTTCCTGTTTGTCTAGCGTAAGCTCCGCCAGAAACTTCTGTACCACCACCAGTATCAGATGGTGCTACTGTATATAAAGCCACATATAAAGTAGATGGTGCTGTAAAAGCATTACCACCAAATACATGTTCTAATACTTTATCTTCTAAATAATCACTAAATCCTGACATATCTTACCTCAACTCTTAAAATGATAAGTTGTTTTGTGTGCTTTGCCATAAGTTCTTCTTCTTGGTATTAAAGAGCCTTTGCCAAATTCAGCACGTTCTTGTTCCATTCTCATTTCCTCTAGTGCTTTTTCAAACAACTGAGAAAACATATTTACACGTTCATCTTCCATTAAGTAGATTGAAGCGTGTTTTAGACAACCATATAAATAAACATCTGGGTGTCCAGTCGATACAAAGTTGGTAGTGTTTGTGCTACTCAACGCTGCTATCGAAGCATAATAAGTTAATTGTAATGTATAACTTGTGTCAGGTGTAGGTGCTAACTCTAAACTTTTATCAACAATAGAGAAAAATACTGGTTGTCCAGAAGTATTGTCGTTAGCCTTTCTATAAACATCTAAAGATTCTATAGATTGTTGTAGCAAAGGTGTAAAATCACCAGAGCTTATTTCTACGTTTATAGCTTCTAACCAATCAGTTGGTAAAGATAAATATTGACCATCGGCAGTAGCAGTTGCTCTAACTACCATATCTTTAGTTCTTAATCTTCTGTTAAGTTCACCTTCGGTAGCATCAATAAAAAAATCCAATTTAGAAGTCAAATCACTTCTGTTTAAAAAATCTGCTATCTGTGTTTTTAATTCATCGTAAGTCATACTTTACCTTGCCAAGTTCTAAAAAGTTTATTGTTGGGATCATTCAACCATTTTTTCCATTTGGCTTTATCGTTCGCCCAACCTTCTCGCATAGCTTTTTGATATATTACCATAGGTACTTCCGCAACATGACGTAATTCTTTACCTGGTTTTAATTCTTGTAAGTCTTTAACGTGCTTCAAAATTGGAGCTACGTTTTGTTTGGTGTGATAGACAAACTTGTCATCTTCTGTAGCAAACTCGCTAACAAAGTTTGTTCTAGTGTCTATTACTGTTCTTCTTGCCATCTTAAAAAAGAGGGGTGATTACTCACCCCCCTTAATTAAACTTATGATGTAGATAAGTCGTACACAGCTCCATGAGCAGCTTCGTTGCTCACTTCTAAACCGAATTCAACTACTATCATTTTAGTTTCAGCATCACCAATAGTTGAGATGTCAATAGTTTCAAAATCTCTAAGATAAGAAACTTTTGCATACTCAGGATCTAATAGTAAGGCAGTTCTAGCTCTACTTCTGTTTGAAGGAACTACTTGTAGTTCTCCAAAATCACCAGAGTAGATAGATACAGATGCTTCAATAGTATTTGCATCTACAAACTGTCTAGCTGAACTTCTACCAGTAAAACCAGATACAACTGATTTCACGTGAGGGCCAACAACTAGTAATGAAGGCTCACCACCATTAGTGAAACAAGACTGTTGGACAGTCTTTACAAGAGACTCAGTAATAGCTCTTTGCGTTCCATTAGTAGTAGCTGCACCACTACCGCCATAAACACCATTAGTACCGATAGACTTGTTAGTAGTGATCCAAGTTTCTAAACCACCTGTTTGTCTAGCAGTAGTAGCGTTACCAGCGTTTTTAGCATTGTTTTGAGTTAAGGCTTCTTCCATATCTCTTTTCAACGCTTTAGCCATAAGAGCTAATTGGTGCGCCATTTCACTTCTTTTACCAGCAGCATCAGAAGCGTTTTGTGAACCAGTAACAGTCGCATCTCTGCTTGAGATTTGACAGACGTTACTTACTCTAGTTGTAGCAGTCGAAGCTGCTCTTGAAAGTTCAAAACCTTCAAGTTTCCCAGTTGCACTTGCAGCAGGCAAAGATTCTACTTGCCAGTCAAATTGCACGTTTTTTACATTGTTT